TGGAAGTAGCAAGGAGTAGAATATGAGTTTCGCGGATCCTGCAACGATCACCATCAATGGTGTCGCACATTCTTTGGTTCGTGTCAAGGTGGATCAGTATTCCTCGGAATATATGATCCGTTCCTCGACTGATGAACATCGAATGAACGTCCGGAATACGTCTTATTTGGATAAGAAGCGCGGTGTGACGATTGATCGCCACAACGTGGAGCTTATTCAGACGACGTACCCGGTCGCGCCGGCTACACTTTCCGTTATTCGGAGAGCGTATGTCGTGGTCGAGAATCAGCGGGGTGATACCCTCACTGATCCTCTGAATGTCGCTATCGGTCTCTTGTCGTTTCTGACGGCAAGTGGTGGTAGCGCCATCACCAAGATGCTCAACCTAGAGTCGTAAGACTTGCGGTTGGGATCCTTCACCACCAAACTGGTGGGGGTGTGAAACTGCATTCCGCGGCTTGGAATCACTACGTACTTGAAAGGGTACATATGACGAAAAGCCAAGCGGACAGTCTACTCCATGTTGCAGAAGGACTCCGTAAGGATATTCTTCTGTCGTGCCCGGAGCTAAAGGGTAGTTTGTCAAAAGACTTTGATAGACTTGCCCTTTATTGTCGAGCACGAGGGCTAGCGTTCTTTACGCTAGACCTCCCACACCTTGATTCCCTTTTAATTAGGGGGTTAGAGGTGGGGCGCCTGTGTCTCGAAGGACCGCTATCTCATGCGGTTTCTAAGAGAGTTAGAGTGCCGAGATTATTCTCGGGGCTCTGGCTGCGCGTGTTTGACAAGGACTCCAGCATAAAGCAGGATGTCGATGTGAACGCTATTCTATTCCTTCGGCAACTCTGTTGCCTTGGGAAGAAAATAGCCGTGGAATGCTCATACGATCGCACTCAAGCGACAGTAAGGGCGTACCATGACATCGAAAGAGGACTTCGGGCTCCCAGTCTTAACTGGAGTTCCGACAGACTCGACGGCGAATCGGATTGTAGCCTTCTCCATCTTGGTGAAGGTTGCGATTCCGCTTGTGAAGTCGATACTCTCTTTGTTCAGGAAGAAGCAACCACCAGTGGTTGCCATTCCTGTGCAAGTGAGTCCGACCATCAAGGACTCGTCCGCCTCCTAGATCAAGTTCAGCAAGTAGCTGACTTGGTCTCGACTTCTCTTGGTCTATATGATCCCTTTTGGTATTCATTCCAGAAGGGTCAAGACAACAAGGGAATAGGCTTTATGCATGGACCTGGAGCTGTTGCGGAACGGTTAAAACCGCATGAGAAGTCATGCTTTCTTAACTGGCCGCAGAAGCTGCAAACCGTCTTTCCTTATGAATGGTTTGGCGTTGCCTCACCACTTCAAACGGAGAGACCTCTCAATCATGAGAGTCCAAGTCGTCTACTCGTTGTGCCTAAGACCGCAAAACGGCCTAGGCTCATCGCCTCTGAACCGGCATCACATATGTGGTGCCAACAGAGTGTCCGAAAGTTTCTGGTTGATCGGCTTAAAGGTTCATTCGTGAACCATTTTGTCGATTTCCATGACCAACGGAAGTCAGGTGACTTGGTGTTGCAAGCTTCCCTAGATCGAAAATTGGCTACCGTTGATTTATCGGATGCCAGTGATCGACTTACGTGTTGGACCGTGGAGCGTGTGTTTCGGAATAACTATTCCGTTCTACGCGCTCTGCACGCCGCACGTACGAGGTACCTTAGAGATGATATCTCTAAGGTTCCGAGCTTCTTGAAACCCAAGAAGTTTGCCTCGCAAGGTACAGCTGTAACGTTCCCTGTTCAAAGCATCGTGTTCTTCTGCATCGCCATGGGTGTTACCCTTGACGGTGAAGTAAGTATCGATGCGATGCTCAGGTACCGTAACCAGGTTCGTGTCTTTGGTGATGATATTATCATCCCGAGACACGGGTACGAGCGACTACTACGCGTCATGGACGCCCTACAGTTAAAAGTTAATAAGGAGAAATCCTTTGTTAACGGTCACTTTAGGGAATCTTGTGGCGTGGATGGTTACCTAGGTTACGATGTAACCCCGGTTAAACCGCTCACTGTAGTCGCCAACAGTCCGGCGTCGTGCCAGGCTGTCATAGACAATTCCAACAATCTCTTTAATAAAGGATTATGGTATGCCTCAGACAGCATGCGCTCCTGCGTTCCTACGCGTATACAACGCGCAATTAGGATCGTGGGATACCGAGATGCCGGATACTCTGGGTTCACCTCTTACGTTGGAAGCAAGGAGTCACATCTTAATTCAAGATGGAACCCTCGCCTACATCGAACAGAGGTACGGACTTGGCAGCTTTCTGTCAAGTCCACTAAGAAGCCCAGAGAAGGGTATTCTCCATTGCTGGATTTCTTTGCCAGCATACACAGTTATGAGCAAGCTCGGACTGTGTCTCAATACGGAGATACCCGGAAGACCAGAGGTGGTCTTCATTGGGAGCCCCTTAGTCATCATGCTCAGCGCGACTTTGATGAATCTTTGCATCGGACTGGAAGAAGTAGAAATGCTTCCTCCGGTCGACAACGGATTACTAACCCTAGAAGTAGGGATAGGACATCCGGTGGATGTAATGACCATCGAAAATGCGCATAATGAGCGTGACGAGGTGTTAAAATCCAACATCAAGGATAATATCCATGATTATCGGACCTGAAAATAAGTCACATCGCCGTGATTATCGGCTCGTCAACTTCTATGAAGACGATGGTACTGTCTCATCCATGTGGGTGAGGCGGCGCCATGCTTCAGATGAAGCGAAACGTGTCGAAGTTCAGAGCGTTGGGGCCAATTTTCAATGACCTCAGCGTAAGCTGACTAAGGGTGTATACACTTTATTAGATAAAAGACGATTAGTCTGATGTCTAACTAGTGTTGTGGGAGG